ACTTCATTCCCGTTGCACAGTGGTTGAATTCGGAATTGGGGGAAAGCAAAAACCCGCCATCGCCGCCGCCTTCTTCAAACGAATCCAACAAATCTTGGATACAGAAGGTGTTGAATATGATAACAAGGTCCTGGTAGAACTGATCAACAAACACTTCCCAGATTGGCGTCGTGTTTTAAACGAATGTCAACGTTACTCTGCTGGAGGTAAGATTGATGCAGGTATCCTCGCTACGTTCTCTGATGTCAAGGTCAATGACCTCGTTAAGAGACTTAAAGAGAAGGATTATCCCGAAGTACGTAAATGGATCGTCAATAACCTGGACAACGATACTAATCTACTTCTGCGTCGCATTTACGATGCTTGTACTGATTCCTTGGCTCCGAGTAGTATTCCTGCTGCTGTTCTTGTTCTTGCTAAGTATCAGTATCAAATGGCGTTCGTTGCGGATCAGGAAATAAATATGCTTGCATGTTTAACAGAAATCATGGTGGAGTGTGAATTCAAATGACAAAACTAAAAGCACAAGTTAAGTCCAGATTCTATTATGTGTTCTGGGGAACTGCTACTGTAGCAGTAGTCTTAGGTCAACTGTATGTTGGCACTGGATATCGTCTTCTTCATAGTGGTATGCAAGAACTACTTAATAAAGTTGATGGAGTTCTTCTCCATTCAACACGCGATGACCAACCAAAGTTTTATTGATGAAAGCACTGAAAACTCCTCTTCGTTATCCTGGTGGTAAGTCTCGTGCTTGCACCAAAATGGATGTATATATTCCAGACCTCCGTGATTATAAGGAGTATCGCGAACCATTCCTTGGTGGTGGTAGCGTAGCGATTCATATTACAAAGAAGTATCCACATCTTGATATCTGGGTCAATGATCTTTATGAACCTCTCTATAACTTCTGGAGAGTGCTGCAAGATGATGGATATGAACTGTACAAGCGATTGCAAGAACTGAAGTCTAGGTATCCAGATCCTGGTTCTGCTAAGGGTTTATTTTTAGAAGCAAAGGAACTTGTAAATGATTATTCCATTTCCCCTTTACATCGCGCTTGTAGTTTCTACGTTATTAACAAGTGCTCTTTTTCTGGTCTCACTGAGTCCTCATCCTTCTCCAAGCAGGCTTCAGTCTCTAATTTCTCAATGCGAGGCATTGAGAAACTACAAGGATACACTCAAATAATCAAAGACTGGAAGATCACAAATCTTAGTTACGAACAACTTCTTACTGACGATAAGAAGTGTTTTACCTATCTTGATCCTCCATACGATATCAAAGATAATCTCTATGGTAAGAAAGGGAGTATGCATAATGGGTTCAATCACGACGACTTCGCCGCTGATTGTGATCGGTTCATTGGACATCAACTAATATCTTATAACTCTTCTCAACTCGTCAAAGATCGTTTTAAAGATTATCAAACAGGGGAGTTTGATCTGACCTACACCATGCGTTCGGTTGGTGAATATATGCGTGAGCAAAAAGAACGAAAAGAACTTTTACTTTTTAACTATGGAACTGAAGGACTGGCTGAACTCAATTAACTTCACTAAGGAGGATTTATCTGACAGCATCAGTTCTTATCCTCCATATATTGTCAATCGTTGTCTGTCTGGGCACTTGGACTGTGTGATGTTTGCTAATGAAATGAATAAGCATAATCACCTGGATAAAGATATGCAATATTCTTTTTATCTAAATAGTCTGAGGAAAAGAAAGAGATTCTCTCCCTGGCTCCGTAAGGATAAAGTCACGGACCTAGAATGTATCAAAAAGTATTATGGATACAGTAATGAAAAGGCATCTCAAGCTTTGAAAATCCTGACACAAGAACAGATCAACTTTATTAAACAACGACTTGACATTGGAGGAACGAAATGAGTACTACGGTAGAACCTACGGTACAGTGGTCTCAAGATCAAATGGTGGAGGTGCTCCTCAATGAACCAGATGACTTTTTGAAGGTACGCGAAACTTTGACTCGTATTGGAGTTGCATCGCGTAAGGAGAAGAAACTCTATCAATCGTGTCACATCCTGCATAAGCAGGGGAGATACTTTATTGTCCATTTTAAAGAACTGTTTGCCCTGGATGGTAAGCACGCAAACCTCACTGTGAACGACGTACAGCGCCGTAATCGCATTGTACGACTCCTGGCAGACTGGGGACTGATTAGCGTCGTTAAAGAGGATGTAGTGCTTGATATCGCCCCTCTGAACCAGATCAAGGTCCTTGCATATAAGGACAAGTCTGACTGGGTATTAGAGCAAAAGTATAATATCGGCAAGAAAGGGAAGACCCAGGAGACCGAATAAATAAACGTGCGATCTTTCGTGCGGTCGCTTCAAAAGTCGGAACTTACAAGAGGTGTGGTTTACCCCATACCTCTTTTTTTATGTTTGTGCTATAAATATATCGGATGCCTTCGGGGTCCACAAATCACAAACTCGCTTTTAAAGGAGCTACAATCATGAACACGCTCGCACGTTATACTGCGTCGGATATTCCTGCGCTGTTGGATAAAATCTCTAAGAATAGTATCGGTATGAATGAGTACCTAAATAGGGTGTTCGATCTACACGAAACGACAACAAACTACCCACCTTACAATCTAGTACAAGTCAGTAACGTTGAATCTAGACTTGAGATTGCATTGGCAGGGTTTAAGAAGAAAGAAGTCAATGTATACACACAAGATGGTAAACTCTTTGTTGAGGGTCAGAAAGAGGACAAAGAAACGGAAACAACATACCTTCACAAGGGTCTGGCTCAACGGTCGTTTACTAGAGCGTGGACGCTCTCTGACGATACAGAAGTTCGATCAGTTGATTTTGAAGATGGGCTTCTAACTCTTACTCTAGGAAGGATTGTCCCTCAACATCATCAGCGGAAGGATTGGTTCTAAATACTATTGAATATCGTCGCCGCAGAGGGGTCACTGGCACAAACCAGTGGACACCCCTCTTTTTCATGCTATAATACCAGGAGGTAGAAACTGACAATGACAATCAAATTAATGCTGTTCAAGTCTGGCGAAGACATCATTGCTGACGTAAGTGAGATGAGTCTTGGTGAGGGTGATGATCGGCGCGTGATTGGATATCGCCTTGAAAAACCATGTGTTGTCAAGATGCGTAATCCATCTGACGTGACAGAGACTGATAGTGGCACACTTAGGAAGTCTGGTTTTGAAGTATCTCTCTTCCCCTGGATGCCACTATCTGCAGAGAGCAATATCCCAGTTCCATCTGATTGGTTGATCACAATGGTTGAACCAGTCGTCAAACTTAAAGACATGTACATTGAGGACGTATTGACCTATGGACAAGACAATCAAACTGATTCTTCTGGTGAACAACGAGAGACTGATCAGTGAAATCGAAGAGGTAGCAGCAACAGTTCCTGGTGAACCTGACTGTAAACTCATCAATCCCATGGAGATTTGGGAGAACATCAATCTTTGCCCCTGGATGTTAGATCATACTAAGCAAGATTCTTTTATGATTAGTTCTGACAAGATTCTGACTCTTGCAGATCCAATGCCCACCCTACTTGAAAAATACATCGATCTCACTAAGTAATGCGTTTCTACACTAATGTTCAGTTGATTGGCAATCAGTTCCTCGTTCGGGGAGTTGAAAATGGTAGAAGATTTGAAATCAGAGACAAGGAGTTTAGCCCTACTCTTTTTGTAAAGAGTAAGGTAGACACAAAGTACAAGACACTGAATGGTGAAAGTGTAGATGAGATCCATCCTGGCAGCGTCCGTGATTGTCGGGAGTTCTATAAAAAGTATGATGAGATTGATGGATTTGAGATCTATGGAAACGATCGCTACATCTATCAATATATCTCTGAAAAGTATCCTGAGGATGAGATCAAGTTTGACATTAGTCAAATCAAACTTGTAACTCTTGATATTGAGACAACTGCTGAGCGTGGATTCCCTGATGTTGAATCTGCATCAGAAGAGATTCTTGCGATTACAATCCAGGATTACACAACAAAGCAGATCATTACTTGGGGTGTCAAACCCTTCATCAACAAACAAAAGAATGTTACTTATCATCACTGCACTGATGAACGGAGTCTGCTGAATAGTTTTATTAACTATTGGATGCAGGATGTTCCTGATGTGGTGACTGGTTGGAACATTCAACTGTTTGATATCCCATACATCTGTAAGCGCCTTGATCGAGTGCTTGGTGAGAAACTGATGAAACGTTTCTCCAACTGGGGATTGGTATCCGAAGGTAAGATCTTTATTCAGGGACGTGAGCACATCGTCTTTGATGTTGGTGGACTGACTCAACTT